GGGAAATAATACCTAGGTAAAAAAATAATCAAATGCCCACTAGGAGATTACCCCCTGGGGGCATTTTGTATTCTATTTTTTTTATATTTATATATTATAAGGGTGATATGATATATTTGTGTTTAGTGTTATTAGAATAAGGAGGAAATATATCATGAATAAACTTATTGAAACTTTAGCGGCATTAAATCTGTCTAGTGCAGATACAAAGATTATTCGTTTAGACGAGAACAGCTACAAGTTAGAATCCAATTATGGATACAATGACTCATACTTCCAATATGACGTTCATTATTATGACTGGATGACAGCTGAAGTAGATGTAGATGGAAACATCTTCTCTGCAGTACGCAAATCTGGTTCTGAATTCTGGAATGGTGGAGGTGAACTGAGCGAAGAACGAGTAGTAAACTTTGGTGATCCAGAATGGGAATTACCTAATGAAGCTAAGGAGGCGGTATTGAAAAACGAAAATAAAATATTGGCACTACAAGTGGGAGAATTCGTAGAGTTTGATCGTGATGGTAATCATAAGATTGAATATATTTCAGCTTCCGCTGGTAGAATTGGTTTACAAAAATAGAATAGGAGGTAGATTTTAATGAAATTAACTCAATTTATTGATGGAGTAGATAGTATGATTTTAAAGAACTATCTATTCTGTCAAAGGTATGATATTAATGTTAGAGAAACTGAATTGAATGTAATCAATCCCTTTATTAATACAATTAGAGCTGATACAGATCAAATATTTAGAATGGAGGAGGCTATTGAAAAGCCATTCGAAGAAATAACTCTCACTGATATCTTATCATTAGGTAAAGGATCCTATTTTAAATATAAAGCTATTATTAGTAATATCTATTTCAGATACTTTAATATAAAATTGATTGAAGAGATATTTGATGCTACAACTTTATCTAAAAGCCAGATTCAATTAAAGTATGGAGGCAATAGAAAGAAGTGTGATTATTTAGCCACTCAAACATATGATGCTGATGAATATATCAAGAAATATACAGCTACACATGAAGAAATCAGCATTTATGTTGGAAGAGTTGGTAGATTACCAGATTACATTCTAAAAAGATCTGTAGACTTTGCTGTATTAGTAATAGATAGTTTATTAGATAATGATGATCCATATGAAACCTATAAAAATCTATGTGATAAATATAATGTAAAATACTCTCATAACTCTAATAGAAGTATAAAGATTTTTACTAAGAATATCACATTCTATAGAAACTATAGACGATATTTAAATAATATAGCTAAGAAAGGTGCTATTATGTATAAAGGTGAAGTTTGGCAGATTAGTCGGATATATAAAACATTGCCATTCTTATATTATATTTGGTTAACTATTAAAGGACAAATCCCTGGAAGAAAATGGGATAAGAAGTTAGGAGTTGTAAAAACGGATGAATGAGGAATACAGATTTAAACATATACCGGAAGTAGTATTGAGAAATGTTAAATTTATTCGTGAGAATAATATTGATATCGGTACTGGAGATGATGTCCTAGAATGTATGATGGATATCAATCCAGTATTAAGACAAAGAATTTACGATGATTATGATCTTGCAAAAGATGTAGCTGAACGTAGATTTAATAGTACAATTGAAGATTTAGATTTAACTACCATTCTTCAAAAAGCTACTACTAGACCTTATATTTCAATACTAAATAATATCTACTTCAGATACTTTAATAGTAAGCTGATTGAAGATATGTTTAAGTTAGGTGAGTCTATTAAGGTATTAGACTTAGCTATTGAGTATGAGTGTGAATATTATACTGTCAATAGTGCTAAGACTAATATTAGACGATATATGCAACAAGCATACTTTGATAAGTATGCAGCTGATGCGGATATTATTAGTAGTCATCGTGTACTAACAGATCCACAAGTAAATGCAGTTAAATCTGCTGAGTTTACGTATGACTTACTTATGGCTGCAAGAAGTGAAAACTTTAATCCAGAGATGGTTAGAGATATCTTCTTGAAATATGGATTAAAGACTAACTCTTCTAGAAATCTATATAATAGAATGGATAACAACTTAAGTCTCTTCTATTATCTAGAAGACTATTTAGAAGAGTATGTCAATACTGGTAAGTTTACATATGGCTCTCAAGAATATAGTACAATCAAAGAGTTTAAGTACTTACCACTTATGAATGTATTGACTCAACTAACTAGATCTAATCCATCTGGTTATATATTAAATCACAAATTGGAATTAGTGAAAGGATAAGATAATTATGATTACAGTTAAATTAGCAAACGATGTTAAAGAAGTATTTGCAAAATGTGGATCTGATTTAGAAGCTACATATGAACAGTTCAAAGATCAGCTAACACCTAAAGATGTCTATGACATCTGTATCAATAAAATTACTCTCAGCGATGAGCTTCCTAAAGAAGATCTAAATGGTAATAGATTAAATCCATTCATCTACCAAAAAGATGATGAAGATAAAAAGACTATTGTAGGAGTAAAACCTGACTGGAAAGCAGTCAAGGTAGAAAAGTTGGTTCCAGTAGAACCTAAATCTATGGAAATCGAAATTGGTGAACCAAAACGACATATAATTCCATCACCTGATACAACTACTTTGAATTATGAATCTATTGGCTTCGCTATTGGGTTTAAGAAAGCTACTGCTAAAGAAGTATTAGAGTTGGCTAATGGTAATACAGCTCGCCTAATTCCAGCACTTCAATGGCTTTATAAGCAAACTTCAGAGGAAGGATTACGTAAAAGAATCCAAGAGATTACATTGGATGTGCTTTTTAACTAATGGTTTAACAAGGAGGTAATACATCATGGTATTAGATCTAATTGATTCCCTATCTAAAGAAAATTGGGATGGTATTTGTAATGTAATTGAAACTACAGGTAAAGCTGCCGGTGCAGTTTTAGCTGGATATGCTGCAGTTGAAGGAGCCAAAGCTTTAGCTAATCGGGGTAAAAAAGAAGAAAGTATTAATACTGATTCTATTACTAAAACAGATATTGAAAAATTGATTGAAGCAAAAATAGCAGAAGCTACATCTCAACATGACGATTTGGTAGAAGGATTCGTCCAAGGTAAAGTAAAAGTAAAGATTTAGTTAATGCTATTAATAAAAAATAACTTATAGGAGGAAATTATCATGAACGATTTTGAAGGTATTGAATTTATCAATCATTTATTAACAGAAACAGATGCTAGTTTAATTAAAACGGTAACACCAGTTTTAGTAGTTGGTGGAATCATTCTATACGCACTAAAAGAAGATAAACTTAAAGATGTTACAGAGCTTGTTTCTGAAAGTAAGGGTGTATTATCAACAGTATTAAGTAAGGTATTATAATGGATATCGGCAGCAAATTGAAATCGCTAATTCCTAATAGCCAGTTTGCTGCTGGTAAAAAGGAATTAGTCTTACGATGCCCATACTGTGGGCATACGTCCTCAGCTGGAAAGAAACACATGTATATAGGCTTATCTCCGGATAAGCCTTACATGTTTAACTGCTTTAAATGTGAAGCAGGAGGATTAGTCAATAGAACTTTTCTTAATCTCTTAGATATTAGAGATGAGGAACTTATCCAAGCTATTGATATCCACAATAAAGAGATGAGAATAAGTAGAGGTAATTCCTACTCCTCTAATCATATTCGAGAACCTCAAGTAGCATATGATGCATTCGAGGTAAACTATAATCTATATCCAGATAAGGTAAACTATATTAATAGTCGTCTTGGTACTAATTTATCAGTATCAGAAATGATGAATATGAAGATTATCTTCGATTTCTCTTTTTTTAAACGCCAGATCATGAGGTATCTGGGAGCTACAGAATCTGATTTTGAAAGAATTCAAAGGGACTATGTAGGATTCCTCTCGGTTAACAATACATCACTCTCTATGCGTTGTATTAGAGAAGTCGATAGTAAATACAGATATCTAATCTGTAAATTAGATGATAGAGATATTTATAATAAAGCTTTCTGCATACCATCTTCTATTCCATATACATCAGATAGAATTACAGTACATATTACAGAAGGGCAATTTGATATCATATCTGTATATAATAATATAGCCAATAGAGCTACGGGAATATATTTTGCGGCAGCTGGTAATAAATACTCAGCTGTATTAAAGTATATCCTATCTAAGGGTATAATGTATATGGATATTCATCTATACTTCGATAATGATCAAGCTGGTGAGATAGCTAAAAGACAAATAGAATACTTTATAAAGAATAATATAGCATTCTTTAGAGGTTCTAGAGTCTTTGCTCATATAAACCAAGCTGATAAAGATTATGGTGTATCTATAGATAAGATACAGGACTTCTGTATACAAATAATATAGTGGTATGGGCTTAAAAGTCCATACCGCTTTATTTTTTTATCTTAAACATCACATTAATAAAGGAGGTCGACTATGGGTAAATTCCTTGACACTACATATACAGCCACGATAAACTCTATATTAGATTCACAAGTTCAACGGCTTGATAATACATTCTATACTTTTACAGATAAAGCTCCTACTACATGTACTTACTACAATATCAATACTAGTAAGAGTACATTAGATGAGTCTACAAGCTTAGCTTATAGTTATACTGATGGAGATTCTCCATTAAGATATAATAAAATTAAAGATACAGTTATCTTTGGTCTTGATAGAATTCAAGTTCAAATGGATGCTGGTGATTTTGGTCTTGAATCAGATACAATTGAAGGTGATGCATATATTGTACCTAATGCATTTAAACCATATCCTCAAGACTATTTCATTATTAATCATACTAATGAAGAGTATCTCTTTAAAGTTACAAGTGTATCCTTAGATACATTACCTACTGGGGCTAATATGTATAAGATCTCTTATCGTCTAAGCTCTCATGATGGCGATAATACAGATATCGATTCCTTAGTTGTAGAATCCTATACTATGGATACAACTAATATTGGTACAAATCTATCTCTAGTAATCAAAGATGATGATTACGCTTATATTAGTAGACTTGAAAATATCTGTCAGGATATGATTGCTTACTATAGAAGTCTCTTCTATAGTAATAAAACTCAGACTTTTATTTTTTCTTATGATGATCATAACTTCTATGATAGTTACATGATTGAATTCATTAAACGTCATGATATTATGAATAGTAGTGACTTAGATTATCTACACGTAGCTCATCAACTAACTCCTAGAGCTACATTTGCATTAGATTATTCTAAATCTTTCTTCCACTCATTAGAAAGAAAAGATATTGGCACTATATGTAATCCATCTTGCTATGGTATGATGGTAGAAGATAAGACATCTCTATTATACTATAGTCTAGAGAAATACTACTATATCTTCCATGAATATAAAATGGGTGACTATTGGCAAGTACCTTCATTTGATGATGATACAGTTATGCGTATTAGAGATAATGAACGGTATGAAACTGATGATCTAAACTACTTCAAGAATATTGTCATTGATTACTTTAATGATAATACAGATAAAATGAATAGATATGAAGAGTTCTTACTCAAAACTCTAGAAGACTTTAACTATACTATCCCTCAACATGATATATTTTACTACGTTCCTGTGATTATTTATATCCTAGAACGCCAAGTTCAAACAATATTAAAAAATGTATCACGTTAACATATCAGTAATCTTAATGGAGGTACTGCAATGAACAGTGAACTCGATCAATATTTTAAAGAGCAAATTGACGAGAAAGATGCATTTGACGTAATGGTCGATGAAAACGCTTTCTTAGATTCTTTAATTGCTAAAAGAGATATCATTGATGCCATTGAAAATGGTGACGATGATGATGAAATTATGGATGATGAAGATATTGCATTATCTACATTATCCGATGATGATTTAGATGATCTAGCAGATGATAACGATGATTACATCGATTCTGCTATAGATTAATATTTTTAAGGAGGATTTAATAATGGCAGATGATAAAACTATCCATCAAGAGCTTGATGATGCAGCTTCTACTGTAGAAGATGTTGTTGCTGATTCCACAGCTACTGATAATGATATGGATAATACAATCGACAATGTCGTTGATGCTATGGATGAAATCGAATTAGATGATGACGATGACAACACTGATATCGATTCTGTAGCTGAGTTAGAAGATGAAGAAATTGATATTGAAGCTGACGATGAAGATGATGCAGCTGAAATTGAATTGCTTTCTGATATCGATCGCACTCATGAAAATGATAGCAAAGATCTTGCTGAAGAAATCGAAGATAACGTTGAGCTTAAAGAAGCTTATGATCTTATCGATGATGAATTAATCGTTTCTATTCAGGAGGCATATGATGAGCACTTTGAAGACTAAACTTGTTAATGTTGAATGCCGTCGTCCAATTCGTTTACGTAACAAATTTGTACGTGGTATCTATCGTGAATTATTAACTGTAGAAGAAATTGCTGATTGCATTTCTCAACAAGCTACAGTACGTGAAATCCTTCCTACTGGTGATACAGTAGTATTAGACTTCACTAACTACAATACAGAAGTTCTTCCTTCTATTTCTGAAGAAGAAGCAGAAGCTGCACGTAAAGAAGCTGAAGCAAAAGCTAAAGCAGCTCGTAAAGAGGCAGAAGCAAAGGCTAAAGAAGAAGCTTTACGTAAAGCTGAAGAAGAAGCTGCTAAGAAAGCTGCTGAAGATAAAGCTAAAGAAGAAGCTAAAGCTGCAGTTGCTCCTGCAAAAGAAGAAGAAATCGTTGAAAACGCTGAAGAAAAAGTTTCTGAAGCTAAAAAAGCAACAAAAGAAAAAAAATAAGACACATATAGCTCCCATAGGATCTTTGAATCCTATGGGAGATATTTATCATACTTTTCTTTTTTTACCATAGATTCTTACATGAATGAATCTATGTAGATATTGAGCATAATTACCAAGTAAGAATATGGTTACTAGTTTAGCAAGGTTACCTAATACCATTACTGTAGTTGCAGTATTGATATTCTGAGTAGCATTCATTGTTAGCCAGTAAGACCATCTAACCATAAAGTGTGGATCTATTACAGATCCAATAATGATTACCATCGTAAGTAATAATACTAGATAGTATATTGCTAACGTTGGTCGGAATTGTGATTCCAGTTTCTTAATTTCTTTAATTGTGAATAGCATGATATAACCTCCTTACTATAAATCTTATATCACTATATCACACTTATAATATATTACTCTAGAGGTATTTATGAAGATCTATTATCAAATGTCTACTCGAAATACTAGCTTCATAAAGATGCATCAGTATTTAAAAGCCATTGGGATAAAGAATAATAAATTCATGCTGGCACTTCTAGATCCAGATCTTGCTGGTATAGATCCACATGATCCAAATTTAAGTGCATACTACAAAGGTAAAGTATTAGCCGAATGTATGGTAAACTTCTGGTACTTTGCTCGTGAAGTAGTACGTGTACCAGACCAAGGTGGTAGCGGTAAAGGTATTCCATTAGAGCTACACCGTGGTAA